CGCCGAGTGGGCCTTGGTAACCTGCGCCTCGACCCGCCGTGCCATAACCTTGTCATAGGCGAGGAAGCCTGCCCACCAAGCTTGGTGTTCTAAGGCCTTGCTGATGCGGAAACCAATGCTATCGACGCCTGACGTTAAAGATCCCTGACTGCCGACCGCGTCCATCATTGTAGACAGTCCTATGAAAGCGAGCGTCTCAGGGTTGTCGATCTCTTTGACAATCTTGACCCACAAAGGCGGAGCGCCTGCGCCTGAGCCAGCTTCCTTCAAGGCATCGCGGATCGCCTGAGCAACGTCAGCGACTGCGTTTTCGATAATGCGGTGGGGTTCGTTTGCTTTGCTGTACGCTGCGACACCTGTAATGCTGCCGTCTTCGTCGTACTTCGCTCCTGCCTGTGATGCCTGCCTCTGGATGTATCTGTCGTGACCTTCGTCGGCCATCTGTTGTTCCCGTGCAACCTGCTGATCGAAGAGAAAGGCTGGCGGGGCTTTGTTTGGGTTGAGCCACGATGATACTTTTGACACGCCGACGCTGCCTTGGCCGACGTCTCCTTCACAAGCCGGTGCCACAATGTTTGCCTGATCCCAAGCCGTCACGTCCTTCGACCAGCCTTGCTTGTCTGTGTCGCCGGTTCGTTGATAATCGTTATCAATATTATTCATAATTACTTACTCCCAGTTGTTGTGTTGCTGTTTTGACTAAACCTTCTACCCATTTGAGCGCCGACATCAGCCGCCGCGTCTCCCTTGACATGCACGTAACCCTCAGTGGTCTTGAGCGATTTGTGCCCAAGCAGACGTGCGATTAATATAGTGTTGATCTGTAGGTCGTTTGCCATCGTACTGGCCGCAGTGTGGCGCAGGCTGTGAAAGACAAAGCTCTTGTCGTTGGGTGCAACTGCCTGACGTGCCGCTGCCATCACACAATAGAACGGATGGTTCTCAAAGTGGCAGCTTGGCTCATTGCTAAGGTTTTCGAGAGCCTCAAGCACAGCGGAATTGGCAGGTACGCGACGGTCATCGCCATTCTTGGTTTTCTCCAAGACCAGCCAAGCACCGTTTTCATCGTGCTCGATGTTGTCAGCGTCTAGGCTTCGTATTTCACCGAGGCGCATACCTGTGTTAATACCAATGACCACAAATTCTCGGACCCATTGGTATTGTTGTGCCAAGCTGCCCAGATACTTAAGCAGAGCATCCAATTCACGATCACTCAGGAATCGGCGCTTGTGTTGCTCATGTTTACTGATCTTGCGGAACTTAACACGGGGTGCCTGCTGAATGAGACCCATTTCTTCTGCGTGTCTAAAGACCGACGAGAGACACGCGACATACCGATTCGTGGTCGCGGGGCTACACCCAGTGGTCTTTCGCGGCGATGGACAATTCTCAATGTGCGACATAAATGTATACAAATGTTCCGCACTAAAAGAGTCAAGTATCTTATTGCCATAGTCTGAAAAGGCGCAGAACCTCTGCATTTTCGCGAGGGACCTCTTTTCGTGCGGCCCGTTGCCCCAGATAATTCGCGAGTGCGTGGCAACAAAGTCAGCTATCGTGACGGTTGATTTACGTGCGTTGTCATCGGTCATATCGTGGTCTCCCTCCACATGTGTGAAGGCTAAGGTCCCAGATATACTAATGTTTTCAACAACTTCCGCTGCGTGCGTCTCCGCGAGGGAGTTACAGTCCCCTGCCACACCTTGCGGCCTGTCGCCCATCTTAGTATACATGGGTCTCAGCCCTGTATTTGCTTAGATAATCGTGCGCTGCATTGATTGCAAGGGTTTTCTTTAATCTAGTGCTAACAGCGGTACCCACAATTCCAAGTTGTACGTTATAACGTGCGTACTAACGTCGTTGCTTAGTATGTCCCTCGCAGCCGAAATGAAAAAACACCGATATCACTCGGTGCTTAGGCTTTAGTGCTATGTTGATAGTTCAGTGTCAGGCCCCCAGAGAATGCAGCGGGCTCCTGCTATCTTGGAGTTAGGGAAGTTGCGGACAATGTGAGGCAGGCCAACGCTTGCAAAGTTCTCTTGGCACTCGGCTTCCGTCGCGAAAGCTGGACCCCCGCCGCTGACGCAGCTTGGGGTTGGCAGGGCGGTGCATACGAGCACTATAGCGGTCCACATCAGGAAGCCGCCGCCATCTTGAGGGCTTGGTCGCGGGTCTCGTCGTTCCTGCGTAGCCAGCCTCTGCCATAGCGGTCAAAGTCGCTCAGGCGCTTATAGAAAGCCTCGCGCTGCTTATGCACATTGTTGATCGTCAGCATGGCATCCTTTCTGTCGAGTAAAGCGAGTGTCTTGGGACCAATGACGCCGTCTGGGGAGGCACCGCAGGCCTTCTGCATGGCACGGCTCGGGCGCTTGGCCCCTGAGTTGACGGCCCAGTCAAACGCCGACCAATCGAGGCCTGCTTTGAGGTCATCTGCTTTCACGGCGTCCCAGTACCAAGCGCGATACATCTCGCCGATATCGCTAGGCTCTAGCGCCCGCATTGTGTCGTGGTCTGCGGGCTTACCAGTCCAACGCTCCCAGACCGCTGAAGTCACACCCAGCATCGTTGAGCCGCCTCCCCGATTTCCCTTATCAAAAGGATCGGCACTGAAGCCGCCTTCGTGTTCGAGTAACATCTCAAGGCAGTGGTCGAAGTTCTCAATTGTCATCGTCTTTGCTCTCTCTTGGTTGATTAATCAAATTGCGTTGCTCACGCACAGCACGTCTTTGCCGCTCAAGCTCCAGCCACTGGACATCGACATCATTCAGGGAGGGGAAGGGGACGACGGTGCTTGCGGTCATTTCTTGCCACCGAAGAACCTGCTGACGGCTCTGATACCCAGTGAACTTGCGACCACGGCACCTAAGCTGACTTGATACCAGTCTGGCATTGTGGACAGAGCAGCGAAGCCGTCATCGACAATCTTGCGCCCGCCCTCACCACAGAATGCCAGCAGCATGGGTATGCTGAATATCAATGTAATATATTCATCGCGCCAACTGTGCTGAGTGGCCTTGATTGCCTCAAGGTCCCAGTCGATCTCGCCGGTAGATTGCTTTAGCTTAATCTCGGCGTTGGCCTTCTGGATCGCTGTTTTACCGTCAACATATGACGTCGCCAGCCCTCCGAGTGCGGAGACTATTGCGCCTATCATTTCTCATGTCCCAGCCATACGGCGAAACAGCCGCTAAGGGAGCCCATGCATATTGATACGAGTGCTGATTGCTGTGTGTTGGGGTCGGGGATCGACATAAACCAATGCACACTTTGGTAGGTCAATATCATGACACAGATCATCATTGCGCGTGGCAAAAGCTTCCAAGCTAATATGCGTTCCATTGCTATAGTCATATGTTCTCTCCTTAAATGAGGGCCAGCGCCACCGTCGCCACAATGGCGAGACAGAGGATACCAATCAGGACTGAGCCGCCCACGACAGCCATGTCGCCGACAAGCTCTTGGGTCTCTTCTTGCTGGCGTTTCTTGGCAGCAGCGCGGGCTTTTTCCTCAAGGCGTTGGTCTTTCTTGAGTTGAAGGATTTCCTGCCACGCATAGTATCCGAATCGTCCGATCACCAAGGCCTTTACCTCGGCTATGTGCTCTGCGGCAATCTGTTGATTTATAACGATTTCAGTAATGGATTGGCCGTTCTGGCGGGCTTTGCGTTCTTCGTCTTTAAGGTGTTTTGATCCCTCGAACAGGGCGTCGATCTGTCCTGCCACTGATGAGATTGACGAGGCTGCTCCCAGCGTCTTTGATATTACTTCTGTTGCACTTTTGATCAGAGCTATGCCGGTCAATATCTCGGCCACTGGCATGGGCGTTGTTCCTTGTTACTTTAGTATTTAGCGGCCACCATGAGATCGATAGCGTCTCTGATCGCATCGAGGTTTGCGTCTATGCGGGCCATAGTTACTGCCTGATGGTGGCTGGTGCTCTCTACATCCGCCATACGCGATGACATGCGTTGTACGTCTACTGTGTTGGCTTCGATGTCCTTCACCATCCCTGAGACGGCCCAGACAATAGCCGCACCTTGCCCGACGAGAGCCAGCACTATGGTTGCACCCGTCCATTCGTTTTTAGTTGTCATTTGTACACCTTGTGCTGGTCGGGTTTCTCAAGAAAGCGAGGCGCACAGTAGGCCAGCGCATAGTGCTTGGGGCTCGTCAGATGACCGTAGCGACGGACGATCTCTCGTGCGTGGTAGTTACAAGCTGTGAGGCTGGCAAAGAGCATCGCAGGACCCTCTAGTGAGGCCCCACCGACAAAGACGAGCAGCGCAAACACATGCATCTTTAGTCCGCGTAGATGGCGCTAGGACGCATCACTTGGATCGACCCTGACTGCGCGGCCTCGTTTGCTTGCTCCTGTTCTTCGGCGAGGAACTGCCCGTACTTCTTCTCGAAGATGGGGCCGCGCTCGTCCAAGAAGTAGTCGGCGGCATAAGACAATGCTGAGTACATGATTAGATCGCTGGAGGTTGCTGCTAGCGCGTTCTCATCGCTGTCGGCAGTCATAGCCGCAAAGGGTCCATAGTAGCTGACGTTGACCGTGCCACTGGGAGGCTCGGGGAACAACAGGATCGTGGTACCTTGCTGAGTAAAGTGCTTTGACGTCCCAGCTTGGCCGGTGGCTTTCATCGCCAGCATCTCATGCAGCGGTACTCGCGTTAGGGCACTGTTGTTGTGGTAGATGTCGATGACCTCCAGAGCGGTCGCAGGCAGGGCGATAGACCCCGTCTGACTGCTGATTGCGTAGGTCTGTATCGCTTCCATGCTTGGGATGCGGAGAACACGTTGGATGCGGGAGATACCTTGGTCAACAAAGGTGTCAGCCAAAGCGTTCGTGCAGTCACTGCGATTGAGCAGCGCCTTGAAGTGTGTACGGATGGCACCTTTGTTCATAGCTTAGACCTTTTTCTTTTTAGCAGGCTTCTTGGCGGTCTTGGCAGAGGCGCGAAACGCAGCGTCAGTCGGAGCGCCTTTAGCACCTTTGGCTCTAGGTGCTTCACCGCGCTTTCGCTTCGCATGAATGTTACTGTAGAGGCCCATGATCAGTTCCTTTTATCCGTCGCCATAAAGTAATCCAGAGACTGGTCACGCAGACGCTTGGTGATTTCTTTGACGTTGTGCTGGTAGAGGTCGAAGCCTTCTCTGAGCCACTGTTCGTGAACGGACACGGGTATCGACGCAACACGCTGGTACTCTCCCTCACGGGTTCCACTACTCGCGTTCCTGCTGTCTTTGAGGTCATCCAAGAAGGCGGTGGTGATCTCTTGCGTATTCTTAAAGGTGACACGGTCTCCCTCCTGCAAATACTCTGTCTCAACGCCCAGCAAGTTGCGCGGGGCGGGCTTATTATTATCTTTTGTCATTTTGGGGGTGCTCTATGCTGTTGCTCTGATGTGGATTGTAAAAGAGGACCGGCGGGGG